TGGCAAAGGCGTCGGGGTCCGTTTCCTCCATCATCGCCGTTTTAACCGCGTCCTGCATACCCGCCGACGCTTGACGTTGAAGTTTGGCGGATTCGACGGCATCCGCTGCCTTTTGAATCTTATCGATAGTATCGGATAAGTCAGTCAATTCCGACGACAGACCGGCATAAGGATTCGTCACCGGCGCTCGGGGGACAAGACCCGGCTGCGATTGGATGCGCTGTTCGTATATCGGGATCGCGCTTGCCATTTAAACTCCGTATTTTGACGCCGCTAGCGTCATGGCATTCGGCACCATGTCTGACGGATTAATAGCGGTCAAGCCATGATACCACGGAATGTCGCCGCCAAACATCTTTGCGGCCCCTCCGAGTATTGTACCCCCTGCCTTATAGAAGCCCATGTTGAAAGCCTGCTCGCCGCCATAGCTGTCTATCGCCGCTTGCGCCCGATGACCCCACGCTTGATTGGCCGCATTAACGCGGATGCGCTGCGCATCGCGCTCCCCAAACTCCGCCGTCTGAGCCAAAATATCACCGAAAGAACCTTCATCCGGCACGATGTTTGAAGCGCCCATCGCCACGCGCTCTTGGCCCGCGAACATACGAACCTTTTCACGCTGTATACCGACGTCTGTTGAGGCCGACCGCTCGATCATCTTCGCCTGTTGCTTTTGCATACTAGCGTTGTAATCGGCCATCTTCTGCTGCTGAATGCCGCCCATGATGGACGTCGCCGCCGATACGACGGTGCTCATGATCGACGCGGCCATCGCCACTTCACTTATGCCGAAATCAAAGCACATTAGTGTTCCCCCCAACTGAAACGGATGAACGGCTTACGAAAGACGCCGTACGGACGCGGCGCGTCCAACGTGAACCCCATCCACTTGAGCCACCGAATAGATCGCGTGTTCCTCGCGTCCACCCAATTGTAGAGCCGATCATACATCGGCTTCACGTCCTCAAATTGGCGCTTGGCCTCCATGAGGAACCGGCGCTGATGCTTATCGACTAGATCAGTCGTCAAAAGCCAAACCACGCCGTCGCGCACCCCGCCAATTGCCGCAGGAACGCCATCGATCAGCCATGTACCGGTTATATCCGCTGCATCGAGGCTAAGCGCGATAGCGGGGCGAGGAAGCACCGCAGCCGCCGCCCATATTTCATCGACGTCGGCCTGTCGCATACGCTTCGCGATTGGTTCGATGTGATCGAAGGTGGCAGGAACGACGGCGAATCGCGTCATCCGACACCCCCCACCTCAACATCAGGCGCGACAGCCAAAATTGTTATTGGAAGTGGGTCCTTGTGCCGAAAACAGACTAATCCATCGTCCGTCCATTTGGTAGTGACGTTAATAACCTCCTGCCCCGTGGTCAAAGGAATCGGGTCATCATAATTATCATTATCGTCGCGCTCTTTCGCCGCAAACTGATCATCAAATGTCGGCCCCGCGTAAAGGCTGCGGCTGTCCTCGAGCGTGACGGCGACCTTGCTGATGTTCTTCTTGTTGACAGTCGCCGCAGGCGACGACGACACGGCCACGCGTAATGTACCGAAATCAGCGGTCATCGGAACGCCGATTCGAATGACGACGCCCGCCGTCGCCAACGTAACGCTACCGTCCGCCGCCACGACCACGTTGTTGTCGTCGATCCCATTCGAAACCACGTGACCGTCAGCCAACACGGACACCGCTTGCGTCGCCAAATGATCGGCGCCAATGAGGAACTTTTTGGCATGACCCCACGCGGTAACGGCCACGTTACGCAATTCCACCGGTATGTCGCGATTTGCGCTCACCGTCACGACGGTGGCGCTGGTGAAAGCGATGATTTTCAGCCGAATCTTGCGACCCGTGTTGTCGGTCAAATGGATTTCGTCGCCATTCGTCACATTGCTGGCCGCGAACTCGCCTGACGACGCCGTAAGGGTAAAAGTCTCCGTGGCATAGCCCCACGTAACGCCCCCCGATAGCGTCATCGTTTTCGCCGTAGTATTACGACCATCATAAACGACACCGCAATCCACGAAATGAGCATCGAGAATAGACGTATAGTTACGCGAAGCCATGCGCTCGAAAAACCGCCGCCCGTTGCGATTAACGGTGAAATACACCGTGTCCTCACCGAACTCTGTTATTGTGGACACCTGCTCATAAAGGCCGCCCTGCGTGTCGTGCCGATGCCAGGCAAGCACCTGTTGTTCGCGCAGGTAAGTCAACCCGAGTAGAACACCGTCGTCGCGAACCATCCAGATGCAGGAAAAAGGGTACTTCTGGAACGCCCAACTCACGATCGTATGATTCTTTACAAGATGCGACGACATGACCGTGAGATCAGTACCGATAAACGAATCGGTGGCGAAATTGAAGCCGAAATCGCGTACGATGCCGCCTTTCTCCTGTATGTACAGCAGCACGTCGCGTACGAAAAGCGGCCGCAACGTCGATATGCCATTGTAGGACTGGTCTTTCCCGAAGATGGCGTTCGGTGCGATGGCATCGTTGTCTCCGCCCGAAATCACCCACTCGCTCCCCTGAGTGAATGGCATCAACTTAGTAAGACGCGTCAAATGACGAATGGCGTTGGCCTGTCCACCCGCCGTTCGAAAGGCAACTGCATCGTCGGCTTGCGTCGGCACTGATTTACCGTAGAAGTTGTAACTATTGGTGCCGGAACCCCAAATGCGCGTCGGGTCCGCCGTCGAAGCCGCAAAAAACCGGCGCTGTTGATGATGCGCCACGGCTTGAGGGTAGCCCTGGTCGCCGCCCCAAGCACCGAGAGCGTATTTGTACGTCCCGCCTTTCAGCACCTTGCCGCCTGAGACATACGCGTTGACAAATTTAGTGTCGCGAAGTTCGAAGTGATTCGCATCGATGACATCGATCGCCCAGATGCCATTCGCCTCCGTCGTACCGGTGACGCCGAATACTGTGATCGTATCGTCATCGACGAAGCCGTGACCACTAACGGTGAGCCTTATTTGGTTGTTATTCCCGGCAACCGCTCCTGTAACGCTCTGCTGCGCTCCACCGGTGAGCGCTGAGGGCATACGGAGAAGAATGGTACCCGTAACTACCGTCGCGCTTATAAAACCTGTTATCTTGGCGATGCCGAACCCAGCATGAAGGAACTGCCACGTGACGACACCATCACTCTCCGTATCGCCGGGGGTATCGACCGAAGGCCGCAACGTTCCCGTCGTGCCGGTAGTCAGCGCCTTATAATACTTGCCGTCTGCGCGGCGGATGCTCGACCCCTTAGTGACGCTTTCGGACACTTGCCACGGGTGCCCAAAGTCTTTTTGTTCCAAATAGAGCAGCTGCCCCACGTTATTTGCCGTGAATATGTTGTTAGTGGCCGTAATCGTAATGGCCGAGTTTACCAATTCACCATCAATGAAAATCGCCTTGGTACGATCGACGTTCCCGTCCTGAAACGGCCCCTGCTGATAATCAAAATCAACCAACGTCCACGCGTCATGCGCGGTACGTGAAAGCTGACGAATCGGGTAGCCGGGGCAACACAGAATCATCACGTCGTTCAATTGGTCATAGCGGATGAACTGCAAATCCGCCGCCGCATAGGTCGTCGTGAGCACAAAAACCCGCGCCGCCGTGCCGGTAACAGACGTGGTGCCGGGTGCCGTCGAACCTTGGAGCTGAAATGTATTGGCCGCAGCGCCCGCCACAATCCAAAACTTATTGTCGAGCGCCGCTATGCCGGTTCCCGCGATAAACACCTCATCCCCGTTTGAATAACCGTGCGCGTTCGACGTAACGACGACTGGCGTGGCATTCGTAGTATTCGAAATAGCCTTAGCAGCGTTAGTGACTATGCCGCCCGTGTTCTCCACCCGCATCTTCAAATCGGTGAAAATAAGCGTGTACTGCTGTGACTCCGAGAAGGAAAACGTAATGTGGCGAGTAACGCCGTCTTTCACCTCATAGACGACATAAGACCCCGGCTTATTCGTAGCGCCGCCCGTAGGCTTAATTACATAGTTACGACACGTCTTGCAGGCGCTATAGTATTTCTGAAGGTCAACGCGTCCGTATAGCTCCGGCGCTAACTCCCCAGCCGCAAATGATGGTTGAAATAAACTCGACATCAAGAGTTCCTATAGGTAATGGTGTCCGACTCCGGTTCGTCCCCTTCTTCCTCTTCGTTCAACTGAACCGACCACGCCCTGCTGATGACGGCCATATAGCCTTCACGCGCAGCCTTCGCGATGTCTTCTTTAACCGATAACGGCGGCGCGATTTCGGAGCCAAGATACCACGACAAACCCGACACGAACATCGGGTCAAAAAGCGCCGGATTCGAAATGGACTTAGTGTATCTGGCCACAGCGCCGATCTGATCAGTGTAAAGAACCAACTGATCGTTCCCGTTGATGTAGTCATTCATTATCTCGTACGGGATGCGCTCGCTCTTACGCGGCAACCGGGTTGTGGGCACGACCAATTTGCGCACGGCCAAGCAATCGGCGGGCAGTGCGTAACGATAAGTCCAAACGCTCTGCATATGGACCGGCAAGTCACCGGCGATAAGAGCCAGGGGGGCATAGCGCCGAGCGAAATTCCAATCGAAATCGCGAAGGACGAACGCCGCTGCCGCGTCAAAAAAGGTGCGGCATGCTTTGGCCTCGTTGCTCTTCTCTGTGTCGATGTTGGCGATCTGGCTTGTTACGCCGATGCGTCCAAGCGCCATATTGGATATTTCAACTTTCGACGCCATGCCCCCTCCGGTTTACTTTTTATCCGAATCGGTGGAGGACCCACCGGTCTTTCCCGAGCCGCCAGTTTTGGTTGGCTCGGTCTGCGACGCTTGCGCCAGCTTCATGAGCGCTTCCTCGACAGTCTTCACCCCGAGCTTCTCCAGCAAAGGGGCGTATTTCTCTTCGACTGATTTGACTTGCCCATGCGCCGCTGCCAGCGCCGCGTCGATTGCCGCTGTGTGCGGTGAGCCGGGTTCGACGACCGGCGCTTTGACTGGCCCCGGCTTGCCCTCGAGCAGCTTGAGCGATTTGCTGCCGGGGTTTCCGTAGCGCGTGGTATCGTATTCGAAAATTTCGCCTGGCTGGCGCTGCTGGTCCCCGACGTACGCGGGTTGGTCCCCGATGACTTCGACTTTGACGATATTTGGTTGTAGCTTCTCTTCGGCCATGTCTCCCTCTCTTGTTGAGAAAAAGTGGGGAGGTTTCCCTCCCCACTAATGCAACGTGCGACCTTAAGCTTAGCTCGCGGTCGAGTAGTTGCCCGCGTACGCCTTGAAGTCCTGCATATCGAGGACAAGGTCCGCGATAAGGACGCCTGCGGTCATCGGACCGGTGGCGACCGTGTAATTCAGGCTCAAGAAGCGGTCGTACGCCACGCTGGCGTAAGACGGCATCGGCGGAACCGGGATTAAAAGAACAAACCCCGCCACCAAAGTCGCCTTGCCGATAGCGCTGCTGGACCACAGCACCACCGGCGTCGTGAACGGCGCATCGCTCGCGGTTTCCAGCGTGATCGTCAGCGTCGCAGCGCCCGCCGCCGTGAAAGCCGTGGTTACGGTCACGACGAAGTACATCTGCCTGCCGATGCCGAGATCGCGCTTGATTCCCGTGTCGATTACGTTGGCCGAACGGGCAGTGACCGTGATGGCCTGACTGTCCGAGACCCTTAGTTGCTGATCGACAAACATGCGTTTTTCTCCTTTATTGGTTGATGTTACGCCTCAGCGAACCTCAGGCCAGCGTTATGTAACGCGAGCCTCCGCCAAGCCGAGCTGATCGACCTTGCGGATGGGGTCGCCAAAGAAACGCGTCGTGAATTGACCAGCCGCCTCTTCGACGGTCACGGCGTTTTGAGACTTGCTGAGCGCCTGAATGCGCATCATGGTGTACACGGTCCGATTGACGTAGAACGCCGGTTTGCCGACGCCCGCCGAAGGGACCTTGTCCTGCGCCTTGATCATCAGCTTGATGAGATCGGCGGCGCTGGATTCCGACGTGAGGTTCGACACGTCGATGTTGGCGATGCGCGCGACGTACCGCCAATCCTTGAGTGCGAAACCCGCGTTCCACACGTAATGATCGCGATAGACGCGCAAGCGCCCCTGCGGGCTGTTGGTGTCCTGCGCCGTCTCGAGTCCGATGTCCTCGTGCTGCAAACCGGCTGTCGATCCTTTCGGAAAGATACCGGCGAAGCAAAGATCAGACCAGACGACGTACCAGACCGAACAGTTGTCGGTCTGCGTTCCGCCCGCGTCGATGATGTTGACCTTGTTGAGCGCGTTGGTAAGATCGCTGTAACGGGGCGACAGACCGAGAGGGACCTTGGGGTCCGTGGCGGGATTGCCGTAGAACAGCTTCGCAGCCATCTCTTGGTTCATCGCCTCGATAAACGCCTTGGCCTCGGAAAGACGGAACGCCGACTCGTTGCCGTTCAGCTTGGCGAGCGCGACGTCCACTTCGCAAAAGGCCTCCAACATGCCGCAGGCTTCGTCGATTTGCGCCGTGGTCGATTTGCTCGGCACCACGCCGTTGTTCAACGCCCGCCACGCGACGGTAGGCAGGCCGGTACGAACGACTGTCCTGTGACCGGTGGGGAGGTTGCCCTCCATCCACAACATGTCTTTCAGGATTTCGTTCGTTTGATTGAGCATTTCCACAATGACGGCGATGTCGCCTTGGGGGTCCACACGCTTTGCCCAATCGATAAGCGTGAGAACCGTGGCAGCTAACGTTGCCATTCTTTATCTCCTCGTTGACTTGTTGAAGCCGCCGATCATCCGGTCGTGTTCTTGTATAGTACCGAGGCAGCGTCTTTCGGTACTATCGGACCACCACCCGTCACGAGTTTGCCGTCTTCCCCGACTTGCATGCCGATGAAATGCCAGATTCGAAGCAAATCGGGATGGTCACCCATGCCGGTTCGGTTCAAATCGTTGCGAAGGCGCTCCACGTTGACGCCTTTAATCGTCCCCGCGAGATGATCGAGCACGCGGCGG